ATTTGCTGACCCGATGCGACCGTAAAAATGAGATTATTACCAGAGGCGCTATATGTGATTCCTGTTGCTAGAAGTGTCGCCGCATTGGGTGAAGTGGTGTACGTGATTTGATGATCAGTTATACTCCTCGATTGAAGGAGAGTAAATGACGCAGAGCTCGTACTTGTATTCAGGTATTGTGTTCCAAGCGCTGTAAATAGAGCGATTCGCGGGGCGTACAAGTTGAATGTCGTTGTGGCCGACGTCATGTTTGCGCGATTTTTGGCGCTGACCGATACGGGTGTATTGTTTGGGACGAACGTTCCTACATCGAGCGTGACCGTAATCCCTGTATCGCTCGTCGTGGCTGTTATACCCGTCCCGAGATCCGGGTACGTCCACGTGATCGGATCCGTGTTTGCCGCCGCGACACTTTGTGCGATCGTAATGGTTTTCTGGACAGTCGACGTGTCCAGTGTAATCTTACCGAGGACCGGCGCCGGACTCGGCGTTCCGAGCGCGGGTGTTTGCGGCGTAAACACGTCGTACGAGATTGCTGTCGCCGCCTTCCCAGCTGGATTGGTCGCATTGTTTTCGCGGGAAAATACTGAAGCGGCTGGGCGTAGGACAGCCGTCGTACCGATTGTAAATACGAGTCTGTCGTTCGCCTGCGTCGTAATTGTAACGCCGTCCGGAAGACTTCCCGTGTCCGCCCACGTGATCGTGCCCGTGTTTGTCGCCGTCTGCGTGATTGTCACAGTCTTGGCCGTGGCCGTGTTCACGTAGACACGGGGTTTGAGTCCCCCTGTACCGGCACCGGCGACAATCACGCCTGTCGATGTCGGACCCGTGATGACTGGCGGCGTCGGTGTCGTCACCGTGAACGATCGTGTATTTGCGATACCAACCGGGTTGACGACCCGAATCGTGAATATCGTCGCGGTAAAGTACGTCGCCTGTGCAATACTGAGAATACCAGTGCTCGACCCCATGGTAACCCCGGTTCTCGTCGTCGTGTACGACCATGTGAGTGCCCCGGTGAGCGATGCCGTATTTGTGAACGCGGGGAACGCATACCCCCCGAGAGGCGACACGTCGATGTTTTGGCCGGACGTGGGCGACACCGTGTCGATGACTGGCGGAGCGGGTGTCGTGATGTTCATAGGTAGCGTACCGGTCTTGTTGACCGCGTTCGTCGCCGAGATTGTGAATGTCGTCGCCGTAAAGTATGTCGCCTGGGCGATCGTCAAGAGACCGTTCGAGTCGATCGTAACACCGGACGTCGTCGGTGAGTACGACCACGTGACGGTTCCGACGTCTGCCGTACTCTGCGTAAACTGAATCGTCTTTGCGCCGAGCGAAACCTCGAGCACTTGGGGTGATATGATGAGCGACGTCACGGTCGGAACTGCAGGCGTCGTGAGTGACACGATGCGTTCATCAAACACACCAACAGGGTTGGTTACACGGACAGTGAACGCCTTTGCAGGGAAAAACGTCCCTTGGACGACGGTGAGTAGACCCGTTCCCGAGTTGATCGTGACGCCCGGGGTTGGGGTTCCTTGGAGAGACCATACGAGCGTTCCGGTGAGCGATGCCGTATTTGTAAATGATAGCGTCTGTGGACCAGTCGACGTGTCGATCGTCTGAGGCGACGTCGGGGACACGGTGTTTATGACTGGTGGCGCGGGCGTCGTCACGGTGAATGATTTGGAGGATGCGGATCCGACCGAGTTGGTCGCCGCGACCGTGAATGTGATGGCCGTAAAGTATGTCGCCTGGGCGATCGTAAAGAGACCGGTCGACGAGTTGATGGTGACACCTGAAGTCGTCGGCGAGTACGACCATACGACGGGGGTGGCGTCCGACGCCGATTGGGTCGCCGTGATGGCAGTGTATGCGGCCGACGATACGTCGATTGTTCGAGTCGCGGGCGTCACATCGTTGACTGATGGGATACGCGGCGCAAACGCATTGAACGTTGTACTGGTCGAGTTTCCGATCGGGTTTGTCGCCGTGACGACAAACGTGGTCGTTGACGGGTGAATCACGCCGGTCGGTTGAGCAGGGACGGTCAGCGTGAGTGATTCGTCCAGCGGCGTCTTTGTGGTACTGCCGGGAAGAGTCGTCGGGTTGGTCGTCCATGTGATGGCCCCCGTGTACGCCGGATTCACAGACTGTGGGATGACGATCGTCTTGGCGCCCGTGTACGTGTTGAGTGAGATTGTACCGGACACCGGTGCAGGCACGAGCGTTCCGATGACTGGCTTGACAGCCGCGCCGACATCAAACTGAATCTGAGATTCGAGACCGCCAGCCGATCGAGCGAGCACCGTAAACAGTTGTCGCGTCAGGTATGAATTGACGGCAAAGGTAAACACAGTCTGACTGTCCGTCTGGGTCGTGATGCTCACGCCGGCCGGGTAGGACGACGGAGTGATTTCCCACGTGACGGGACCGGTGAGTGCCGGATTGTAAATCTGTGCGATAGTCACCGTCTTTTGGGTCGTCGTGTCGAGTAACTGAGGGTCGCCCGGACTTTGAAGCTGGACGATCGACGACGCGCCGACGTTCAACACGCGCTGGGTCGTCCATCCACTGATCGCCGTCGCTGTAAAAGTAAAAAGCTGGTACGGAAGAACGGACCCGACCAGGATCGTGATTGTCGTCCCGTAGTCATCCTGGGACGTTACGGAAACGCCCGCCGGAAACGTTCCGGGTGCAGGGTCGATCGTCCATGCGATCGAACCTGTTGCGGTCGGATTTCGATCCTGCGTGATTGTGAACGACTGATTGACAACCGTCGTGTTGAGAATGAGATTTCCCGGATTTGAAAGTACGGGCTGCGTACCCGCACCGAGCGTGATTGTGAGTGACGTGGGTGTTCCGACCGAGTTGGTCGCCGTCACCGTGAATGGCTGACTCGGAACAACCAGACCACGGGCCACCTGGAACGTGATACCGGTTGAGCTCGAGCTGACAAACGTGAGATTTGTCGGCAGGATGTACGACCATGCGATCGTACCCGTATTGGCCGCCGACTGCGCGATCGTAAACTGCGCCAGGGCCGATGCCGTGTTGAGAAGACGATCGATCGACACGAGCACGGTTTTCGTCGCCGCGCCGACCTGAAACGTCAGGACGGTCGATACGCCGCCGAGGTTGGTCGCCGTGACCGTGATTGTCTGGAGGGGGATCACTGACCCGACTGCGAGCGTAAATGACGCGGCACCGTTCGTCGTCGTGACGGAGAGACCGGTCGGCAGAGTAGAGACCACCCATGTGATGCCACCCGTGAAAGCGTCTGCGACCGCCTGAGTCACCTGGAACGTTTTGACGCTCGACGAATCCAGTGACGTGACCGGTAAGGCTGATACGAGTGTCAAGATCGGTTTAACACCGGCACCGTACGTAAAACTCTGACTCGTCGGAGTCTTGAGAACGTTCGACGCCGTGATTGTGATGGTTGTCGGTGCGACGACCGTCTCGGCCAAGACTGAAAAAACGATACGAGTCGTCGCGTTCGATGTAAACGCAACACCGGGTGGCAGGGTCGAGTAGGCCCATAGGATAGGCCCAGTACCGCTGGCCGTCTGGACAATCGTAAACGTGTTTGCGTTCGTCGTATCGATCGCAATATTCGGCGTCGTGAGGAGTGCGCGAGACGCCGCAAGCAGGTTGAAACTTTTCGACGATTGACCCCCGTTTCCAGATGCCGTGACGACAAACGGCCGATTCTCAAGCAGAGTTCCCGTCGCAATGACGAACGACGCACCGAGCTGAGTCGATCCCGTGAATGTGACACCGGGCGGCAAGGGGGTTTTGTACGACCATTCGACCGTGCCGACCGACGCCTGTTGATTCGACTGCGGAACTGTAAATGCAGAGCCGGTCGTCGTATCAAACTGGATCGACAGAAAGAGATATTTGGTTCGTAGGTAGTTTTCGACGCTCGCAAGTTCCGTGTCCGTGAGGATCCGGCTGTACACGAGGACTTCGGCGACGGCCCATGTCGAATATTCAGCCGTCTTGAGGCCATAGTTGAGCCCGATACGACCATAGCCCGGGGATCCCGCCGTCCCGGTCGTAAAGTCGACGCTCTGGGCGCGATACTTGTTGCGTTGGTCCGATGAGACGACCCATCTGTAGTTGTACAAGTCAGAAGCCGACTGGGTAATGTACCCGTTGTGGAATGCGACACCAGCCTTTCCATTGATAAAGCCCGAAGCCCAGTCAGTCGTGACGCCTTGGAAAATGCGCTGTTTGACGCCGTTGTTGTACTTGGCCAAGTGGATAAAGGTGTAGTCTGGCGAATTGACAATCGCCGCCGGGAATCGAATCCCGGCCGTCGTCGCGCCGAACAAAAACCCGTTATTCGAGTCGTAGTTGATCGTACCACGGACATCCTCCGATGACGTGTTGTTTCCATTGCCCGACCGATCCAGCCACACCTGAAGGGCGTTGTTCCAACTCGCCGCATCGTACTGAGCAATGAGACCGTTCGTCACGGGAAGAGGTATGGTACTCGCGGCTGGTAGAGCAGCCGACGAACCTGAACTAATGGCAAACGTCGCAGTGGCTGTCGTTGCATCCTCGAGCGTCGCTCGGACATTCATGGAGGATTTATTGTTTACAAACGAGGGAAACGCCGTGAATGTGATACCTGTATCGTCCGATGTAGTGAACTGAATACCTGGTGGGACGCCGGCTGACGACCATGAAACTCCAGACACGGGAGACAATGCGGCGAGAGATATTGTAAATGACGCAGGTTGATTGATCGCATTGACAAACAGTGGCATCTATTACTTCATCGAGAAATGTTTCTTGCAGAACCCCCCACATGTCGCCCCAAACGGGCATTGCCTACCCTCGAGCGTCCGCGCATTGCACTTTGGTCCCTCGGCCGCCGATTTCCGCTTCTTGGCCCCTGCAGCAGTGGCGGCTACGGTCGCACAGTCATTCGACTTGGGTGCGACGTAATCGCACATCACGGTCGTGCGCCGCGCCGCCTTGATCTTCTCGCTCGTCTCGCGAAACTTGGCAATTGTGGCGGCGAGCTTTGCATCCATGTTTGTGCGAGTCGCGATTCGGGCAGCCTTTAGTTCCTCCTCGAAGGGCATGGGGCGTACCGAGGGGGTCGGGCGCGAGTGACCCGTGTGGACAAAACCTACTTTTGAACGAGACGGAGACCCTGAAACCCGTGACGCAACACGTTGTCGTTGTAGTGCTTCCAGTGCGGAAACACGTCAGTGTTGAGGTATGCCGCCGCGTGATACAGCTGACCGTCGAACGTGCACAGCTCGAGCGAGTTGTCGATCGTCGTCTCTGGAATGTACGGTGACGTGTACTTGTAGACAAAGTCGGGCGCATCGAGAATACCGACCAGGACGTTACACGTGCCGGGCACGCACACAAAGTTGAAGCGCCGGTACGTCTCGGCAAACGCAGTCGGCACCTTGACGATCGGGATGCACCCACACGCAATCGCCTCGTACACCTTGGAACAATCCATACCGAGTCCCATGGGGCAGTACACGTATCGGTACGACGCCATGGTGTTTGCATAGTCGTCGAGCGGGATACGTTTCGAGTTTGGAAGGCTTTCACGTTCGGGTCGGTTCCACTCGATCGAGAAGGAGTAAAACACGTCATCCTTTTTGGGAATCTTTTTGAGCCGATCGGCATTTTTCACGTAATAATCAATGACGTGATCGTAGAGACCGTATTCGAGATGGGTCAACTTGGGATGACTCAACGTCGTGTTCATCGCGGACCACGACAGAATCATCGGATCCTCGATAATCTGGACAAATTCGCCAGTATGAAAGAACAGTTCAATCGGGTAATCGGTAAACCCCGTGATGAGGTGACACGGTTTATCGATCCGGACGGTTGAAAAAAAGAGTTGAAGATGGTTGGTCCGAATCGCGATACGGTCCCCAGCCTCGTATGAGAATGGTCGGAGCGGTACGAAGATCACCTGGCATGACCGCAGGATGTTGGAGTGCGTGATGTACATCCTTTCATTGTACTGCGCGCTTCTCCTTAAAAAAGGCCATGTAATACTCGCCCGCCTCGGATGGGTCACGTTCTACGACCGTGTCGTCGTCGACGTACCGCCACACACCCTTGTGTTTGACGTAGGCGGCGTAGTGTCCGCCGCCGGTCGAGCCGTAATGAACCACGAGACCAAACAGCGAATGACCTGGAAGTTGTTGTGGGACGCGGACCACGTATTTGGCATCGTACTGATTAAATGACACGATGACTATAGACGGCCACTTGGACACGATCGTACGCGTGACAGCCGCGTTGTACTCTTCGCCGGCGTCGTCGATGTAACCCGTGAACGCCTCGTACTTTTCACGACGCTGCAGGAGCTCCTCGAGCGTCTGGTTCTGGGCCGTCGGACATACGACGACGGTCGTGATGTCGTGCTCCTTCTTGGACACACCCTTTGGGTACGTCACCTCTTGCGTCTCCGTGCCGTTGAAGATCGACTGGACGAATCCGACACCGAGCGCGCGCTCAAACGTGTCAATGAGTGAGAGCACCACCTCTTGCACGTCGTGCGGATGAAGATGAGCAAACGACGGGTACTTGGCAGTGAACGCCGTATGAAACGCGCGCGGATCAGCATCCTCGCCTTTGCGCCACATGCTCGTCACGAGGTTCGAGTATTCGCGCGTCACATCACACGTCCCTTCATAAGGCGTCTTAAGGAAACGATTCGTCAGATCGGGGACGTGAGACAGACATTGGAGCGCCGAGTTCAGGTAGCACGTGTTACCTATGTTTGCGAGCCCCTTTGGCATTTACTGTAGATGGACTCGGCACTTTTATCTGTACATAGGGTATATGGGGAACGTGACTCGGCCGAGAACAGCGCCGAAACGCAGCAATAGAAACGCCGAAGCGAACGAGGCAAAGCTCCGCGAGCTTGTCCGTATCAAGGCTAACTTTACAGCCCTGTTGAAGAACATGGCACAGGCTCATAACAACATCTCGAAAAAGATACGTGCAGGGACTGCAAATGTAGGGGATATCGCAACAATTCAGTATGGCATCCCACAAACTGCACGTAAAATCAAGCAGCGAATGGCCAACCTTGACAAAAAAGTGAATGTGCTCATTCGTCGCACGCTTGGGCACGCCTAAAGACGACCCGCGTCGGAAGACCAAGTAGAGCCATGGATGCATTTTTCGATCGCTGGTCTGAGATTATCCGCGCGAACACCGGCACCGGTCGTGAGATTGAGATTCGGTTCGGCAAACTGAACCGTGGTTCGTTTGACACGAACGTCACGAAGGACACCTACGACAAGGTGCTCCGGCGACTGCATAAGTACGCAGGGTGGGAGAATGTCGAGGAGACGGACACGAGCAACTTTTACTATGATCGCAACCGGCGCGTCACCTATGACAATGTCAAGGGGGATATCTCCGAGTGCGTCATCAAGAAGCGCGTGCTCGTCGATGACGTGTCCCTGAAGGGTGAGCTCTTTGACGTTCGGCTCGGCGTGTCGACCGAGACGCCGTGCGATCACGTCGAGGATGAAGAGTACACCAAGGTGCGCAACCGAAAGCGCGTGTCGTTTCTGCGCAAAGATCTCCGGATCGACGTGACGGCCGTATCCGGGGATCCCGATGACCCCGACTCGGAGAATGAGACGGAGTACCAGATTGAGCTCGAGCTCCTCCGCGTTCCGGAGACGCGCCACGAGCTCTACAACATGGTCTACAAGGTGTTTGACGTGCTCAGGATTGCCCGCTAGCTTTGCTAGCGCCCAGTAACGATGTTACTGTTCTAGGCGCTCGGGTACATCTTCTTGCCGCGCATGGTGTTGTACCAGTTCTTTGCTTTCACGGTGGCGTAGTTGTTTCCCAGGTATGCGCGCGCGATTGCTTCCCGCTCTGCTTTGTCCAGTGTACTGAATACGCGTTTCCGCCCGTTACGTATGATGCGCTGGTTCAACGGGTCGTTGGTGAAGGTATACACCCGCCCGTTCACTGTTACGTTTGCTGCACGAACTGGCGATGCTGACTTTACGGTCGCGCGGCTCTTTATCCGCTCGAAGAGGACCGCCTTGGTCATTGTCGCGTTTGCCCCCGCATTGCCCAAGTTGCGCGCCACGGCGACAAGTTGAGCGGCTGTCAGTTTTTTGTACGACTTGCCGTTCACCTTGTTGTTCTGGACCGTATGGTTTACGTTCCCGCCGGCGTTTGGCGATCCGTTGTTGTTCCGGCCGAAGATGTTCCGGCGGACGTGCAGCGGCATGTTCACGCCCGCCTCGTTGTACCGCTTGCGAGCCGTCGCATAGCCCGCCTTGAGATCCTTGGGCACCTTGTAAAAGTAAGGCTGCTTGCCTGGCCCCGGTGCAACGTAGTGCCCGTTCTTCTTGGCGTTCCAGTTGGCGGCACGGTCCGCCCCCTTGGATGCGCCGTAAAACACAAAGGCGCTGCCGAGCATGTTCTTGACGTACTGCGGCATGTTGATGCCCGCCTTTTCGTACGCCTTGGCAATCTTGGTGGCCGAAAGTGACATGTTTCCCTTGACGTTGTACAGACGCGGCTTGCCGTTCGGTCCCGGACGGACGTACTGTCCTGGACCGGGTGCGTGGTTGTACCCACTGACGGGCGGGTGACGGACGTTCAGTTTGTTGGTCGCCGCCTTTGCCGCCTTTTCATTCTTTGTAAGCATGCGTGCACCACCGGCAAACCCGCCGACGACACGACGACCCGCGATGTTCAGGTAGGCTTCGCGCTTGAAAATGTCTGCGTGCGCAACCGTCTTGTTGAAGATCTCGGCAACCACCTTTTGCGCCTCGGCTGGCTTTGACGCACCAAACACCTGGATGAGGCCTGAAATGTACACCATCAACGTCATGGCGGGCGATTTCCACTTGATGACGATCCGAGACACGCCGAGTTCGGGCTCATACTCGATGCTTCCTCTACTCGTGCCGATTTCGCGTGCGAACGCCGCCGTGAACCGTTCGGGGTTTATGTAGCGGTTCACCTTGAGCCGGGCGTCAAACTTGGTCACGCGGGAATAACTTGCCGTGTCAAGGATGCCGGGCATGATGCGATCGAGCTGAGCAGCGACCCGACCGGTCGTGTTGGGTGCCGTAATCTGAACAGTGCCACCGGCATGGATCAGTGCAAACCCGGCGTTCGTCTTTACGTACCAGTGCTTGACGTCGTCGACGTTCCCGAGGATACCCGTCTTTGTGACGCGTGCGACGACTGGTCCGCTGAGAAGCCGACGACCGTCGATCGAGACGAAACCGGCTGGCAGTTTCGCCGGGACTTGAAACCGCGAGAATGAAATCATGAACGACACCGTACGTCCCGTGATTTCAACGGGTGAGAGTGAAAAGTCCGACCCATTGTACTTTGTGCCGACGGAACGAGCGTCAGTACGGCGCGCCCCGAAAACCTTCTTTATCCGGGAGATAGCGTTCGCTTTGCGAACCTTGTTGATTGCGTTGTTCACAATCTTCTTTGCGGCGGCGCGCGTCGGCGAGCTCATACAACTAGTCAAGATTTTTAAGGGCTAGACATCCTGCGCCGCCATGTCGGTCATCACACAGTCGAGACCGTAAATGACAGGCTGTGCCGTGAGCGCCTGACCCCTGTACGAGCACGTATTGTTCCGAACCTCAATATCGCGCGACGAGAATGGTCCGGCGTACGTGTCTGGATTGAAGCGACACCGGCCGAGCAGATTCTCGGTACAGTGTTGGTTGAACATCTGGACGAAGATCTTCTGGGGCACAAACTTGTCTGGCCCGTACTCAACCTTCTCGGACGACAGAAAGTGCTGGAGCGGATTCGTCAGCTTAGCCACCTCATTCTGAACCGACTTGAAATACTCGGGCAGGACGTTCCAGATATCCTCGCCATTGTGACGCTGGGCATACTCGAGGTAGGCCCGGATGCACTTGCACATAATGGCTGGAATCTCACCCTCGAGCTTCTCATCCAGCTTCGGATCTGCGCGAGCCACCTGCTTGCCAAAGTTCCACGTCACGAGACGACGGAGCACCGATCCCGAGTTGTCGCGGTAGCCCGGCACTTCGTTACCCGCGAGAATACCCGGGACGTTCCACGTCATGCTCAACGCCTTTTCATTCTTGCGCGCGATCGACACATCCTCGCCGGACACCATCGACTGAAACTCCGCCTGCTCGAGCGCGAGGTCACCCTTCACCTCTGGCGAAATGAACATGAAACCGTCGTGGATCGACCAGAGACCAAACTTCTTCTCGATGTTGTTGGACAGCGTGCGCACATCCTCATTGTCGTAAAACTTTTTGCACACCTTGGTGATGATGGTCGACTTGCCACTGCGAGCGATACCCTTCAAGAAGGGAATCACCTGCCACGAATCCAGATCACCCGTGTCAAAGCACAGACGACCGACAAACACGTACAGCCAGCGGCACACATCCTCCGAAAACTTTTGGTAGCTCATCACCGAGTGCATGAACGGTGTCGGAATGTCGTACCAATCCGTCGTCCCCTCAAAGTGATCAAACGGCAAGTCAAAGTACTTGCAGCTCACGATCGTCGGGTCGAGCGACTGACAATCCGGCTTGTCGTACTCGTAAAAGCGCGAAGTGTACTTTTCCTGCACGGCATCCCACTCCTTGCCGATGAAGATGCCGTTCGAAAACGACCACACGTACCTATTCTTCTTGATTTCTGGAAACTGCATGTCGCGGCAGTTGCTCAGGTGAGTGATTGTATCCTTGACGATGCTCCCCTTGCTCGTCAGGTTACGCCACATGTCGTACTTGTCCTCCTTCTGCGTGTAAAAATAGACAAACTCCTTGATCTCCATGAGCGGCTTCCACGCCTTGGTATGGTGCCCATCGGCCGTCTCAATCTGCTTGCAGCACTGCCCCTTGTACCGGCGCATCTTCATGATGTACGCCTTGTTCAAGAGGTAGAGCAGTAGGCACTGAAACGGACTCGGCTGATTCTCGTCATCAGCCTCGTCGATCGTCTTGCAGCGAAACATGGATAGCTCCACGTCATCCGTGACGGGCGCGATGCATGTGGGGTGATTGATCCGTTCGAACGAACGTACATACCTGAAGATAATCTCGTACGCATCGTCAGCCGTCTCGATGAGACGCATCATGCGAAACGAGATTCGAAACTCGTCACCGTTGACGTCGTGCGTGGGCGTATCCTTGAGACCCAGCTCGCTTGAACGATGGTACAGCTCGGAGAAGAGGTTTACGAGACGACGCTTTTGTTCTAGGATTCGCTCTAGGTCGACATTTTGTGGCATGCCGTTTGCGTCAAGTTCGTCATCACGAAAGAATTGGCGGAACCCGTTTGTGAGCGGTGCGAATCGATCACCCTTACAGGTCAGACCCATCTTTTCCTCGAGTTGCCCGATGAATTGTTCAAGGCGGTCTGGGGTCAGACTCGTCACCTCGGACCTAAGAACCTCCATACGTATTTCCTGTGCATGCTCGCGTGTCGGTTCCCGGTCGATCGTATGTACTTGCTCCATGGTGATGTAGCGCGAGAAATTCTTATCAGGTCTTCTTGGCGGCCGCCAGAGCCTCCTTGATACGCACCGCTTTCGACGAGTAAATGTGGCGATCCTTGTCCCGTTTGGCCGCAGTCCGCTTTTTATCACGCAAACTCTGTGGCGGATCCATTACACAGTGTGCGTCTATTTTCTCTAGCTAGAAGTAGATGGCCGGCGGGATCTTTCCAGGCGCCCCCTTCAAGTTCAACATCAAGTGCGTCATCTTTTCGCTCGCAATCGCAGGGGGCTACTGGTACCTGCCACCCAAGAACTTTTGGGTCCTCTTTTTTCTGATTTGGTTCCCGTATATCGCGCTCGCATGGTATGATTACTCGTACAACTGTCGGGACAAGCTCGGCCCGACGGTTGTACCGTTTGGACGGTACTTTTGGTTACCCTTTAAGCCCCAGGGCTACAAGGACGAGTTTAACAAGATGGCCGACCAGCAGATCCAGGTGATGAACAAGGTGGATCACCTGGTGGGATGGTCAGTGCTCATCGGCGTCCTGATTGTGTTTCTTCGCAAAAAGCTCTAGGCCGGCGCGGCAATGTGAACGGGTGCCGGGGGCTTGGCAGCAGTCAGGGCTGACAGCAGTTTCACCAGGATGACATTCTGCTTCTCCAGGTGCTTGGCAATCGCATCCATAGACCCAGCAAGACCAGCCAGGATGGTCGGGATCGTATCCCCATCCTCGGTGGTCAGGAGGCTCACCAGCATATCCTCGCCAAACTCCTCCTCGTCCTCATCCCCGAGGTCCAGCTCCTCATCCTCAGGCACGGTGGGTTCACGATCAGAAGACATGTGTAAAATAGGCGGCCAAAAACTTTAAGGCTGCGCTGGCGCGGCGCGTCAATTATTTTCTTGGCTAACTACAAAATGGCTGGTGGTTTGATGCAACTTGTTGCTTACGGTGCTCAGGATGTCTACCTCACGGGTAACCCCAAGGTGACCTTCTTCCAGGCGGTGTACAAGCGCCACACGAACTTCGCGATGGAGGTGATCCAGCAGACGACCAACGGCTCCCCGGCCGCTTCCGGCCGTGTGTCCGTGACCATCGCCCGCAACGGTGACCTGGTCGGCAACATGCACCTGGCTCTGCAGCCCACGGCGAACGTGCTGTCCTCCAACAACGGTGCCTATGACACCAACTGGATCGCCGAGCGCGCCGTGGCGGCCGTCGAGCTGACCATCGGTGGCCAGCGCATCGACAAGCACTACCAGACCTGGTGGCGCCTGTACTCCGAGCTGTTCCTGGCTGAGGGTGACAAGCTGGCGTGGGGCAAGATGACCACGTCCAGCAACTTCATCGGCAACGCCACGAACCAGCGCGTGTACCTGCCCCTGCTGTTCTTCTTCAACCGCAACCCGGGTCTGTACCTGCCCCTGATTGCCCTGCAGTACCACGAGGTGCGCCTGGACTTTGACCTGACGACCTACTACGACAAGTACTTCGGCACGACCAACGCCTTCGAGGTGTGGGCCAACTACATCTACCTGGACACGGAGGAGCGTCGCCGCTTCGCCCAGAAGGGTCACGAGTACCTGATCGAGCAGGTGCAGCACACCGGCGGTGACGCCGTGACGTCCTCCGCGACGGCCGGCCAGTCGGAGGGCTCCCCCCAGCTGATCCGCCTGTCCTTCAACCACCCGGTGAAGGAGCTGGTGTGGTGCTACACCAACCCGTCCGTGGCGGCGTCTGGCCAGGGTGCCGGTGCCAACTACGGCTCCAACCTGAACGCCATGTGGAACTTCTGCTCGGCGACTGCCAACGTGAACGTGTCCTCCAACGTGATCATGCTGGCCAACAGCAACAACTTCGTTCACCCGCACGCGACTGGCTCGCCCGTGCTGTTCCACACCGGCGGCATGACGCTGACCCAGGCTGGCACGCCCGGCGCGATTGCCCTGACCGGCAACTGCTTCTGGACGGAGGAGGGTGTCGCCGTCCTGGGCGGCTCCGTGCCGACCAGCGTGCAGGTGGGTCTGGAGGTTGGCCCCCTGAACCTGTTCAAGGTTGTGCTGAACGGCCAGGATCGCTTCAAGGAGCAGTCTGGCAAGTACTTCAACCAGGTGCAGCCCTTCTACTACCACACCGGCTGCCCCTACCCGGGCATCTACTCCTACTCGTTCGCCCTGCAGCCGGAGGAGCACCAGCCGACCGGCACGTGCAACTTCTCTCGCATTGACAACGCCCAGGTGTCCGTGCAGATGAAGTCTCAGGTGAACACGTCCCTGCAGAAGCTGTTCGCCGTCAACTACAACATCCTGCGCATCCAGAGCGGCATGGGTGGCCTCGCCTTCTCCAACTAGACGTTTCGTTCTAGAACTCTGACAACCGCAGCAGCCACAAAAACAAAACACAACACGAAGGCGACCACCTTCCTGTTGTTTTTTTCTCTTGCGGAATGATAAATGGCTGGTGGACTCATGCAACTCGTCGCTTATGGCGCTCAGGATGTCTACCTCACGGGCAACCCCAAGGTGACCTTCTTCCAGGCGGTGTACAAGCGCCACACGAACTTTGCCATGGAGCTGATCCAGCAGACGGTGAGCGGCACGGCGGGTAACCAGACCCGTCTGTCCGTGACCATTGCTCGCAACGGCGATCTGGTTGGTAGCATGCACCTGGCCCTGACGCCGAAGACGCCCGTGTCGGTTTCGACCGGCGTGGCACCCGTCGCCTCTTCCCTGCTGCTGACCTCGACCAACGACAAGTGGGATGCCAACTGGATGGCTGAGCGTGCCGTGTCCGCCGTTGAGCTGACGATCGGCGGCCAGCGCATCGATAAGCACTACCAGACCTGGTGGCGCCTGTACGCCGAGCTGTTCCTGGCCGAGGCTGACAAGCTGGCCTGGGGCAAGATGACGTCCATGTCCAACCCCAACCCGACGCAGACGTCCAAGCCCAAGGTGTACCTCCCGCTGCTGTTCTTCTTCAACCGCAACCCCGGCCTCTACCTGCCGCTGATTGCTCTTCAGTACCACGAGGTCCGTCTGGATTTCGACACGACGGCGTACTACAACGGTTACTTTGCCGGCTCGGCCTTCGAGGTCTGGGCCAACTACGTCTACCTGGACACTGAGGAGCGTCGTCGTTTCGCCCAGAAGGGCCACGAGTACCTGATTGAGCAGATCCAGCACACCGGCGGCGATTCCCTGACGTCCGGCAGCAACGAGGAGGGCAACGTGCAGCTGGTCCGCGTGGCGTTCAACCACCCCGTCAAGGAGCTGATCTGGTGCTACCAGCACCCGACGGCGGCTGCGACCCAGAGCACGCAGCTGAACGGCATGTGGAACTTCTGCACGGGCACGTCCAACGTGAACGTCACGTGCGATCCCATGCAGCTGGCTGCTTCCGGCACGGTTCTGCCTCACCACCTTGGCGTGCCCCACCTGTACACGCCGACGGCGGTTGCACCGGGTACCGGTTACCCGCTGGGCACGTCGTCCAACCTGACGGCGACCGACGCCACGACCGTGCCCCTGAACATCACGCTGGGCCCGTTCAACATCGTGAACAGCAACATCCAGGTGGCGAACGTGCTGTCTGGCAACGCCTTCTGGACGGAGGAGGGCACGCAGCTGATCGGTGGCAACAGCCTCGGCGGCGGCAACGGCCTGTACGGTAACACGTACGTGGGCGTGGAGGTGGGTCCTCTGCACCTGTTCAAGATCATCCTCAACGGCCAGGATCGCTTCAAGGAGCAGTCTGGCAAGTACTTCAACAGCGTCCAGCCGTTCTACCACCACACGGGCACGCCCTACCCGGGCATTTACACCTACTCCTTCGCGCTCAAGCCGGAGGAGCACCAGCCGACCGGCACCTGCAACTTCTCCCGCATCGACAACGCCCAGCTGTCCATCTCCCTCAAGTCCAACTCTCAGGCGACGACCCAGAAGGTGTTTGCGATCAACTACAACGTGCTGCGCATCCAGAGCGGCATGGGTGGCCTCGCCTTCTCCAACTAGAAGACGTGCACCTCAGCAGCAGCAGCGAACTACGGCATCCGGGCAACAAAGCCCCAAGAACGATCAAGGTTCTTGAGGTTTTCTCGTACCATAAGGTATATGAAGGAGGTGTTTTGGACTCGAATCATCATTGGTCTGATTGTCATCGCCATCCTGGCCGCAATGTATTATCGTTCAAGCAGTGGATTCGTCAAGGAGCCGAGTCAGACGCCGACTGAAGTTGTTCCGACACAGCTTCCCGCCGTTGCACCTACGCCACCCACTCCCGTGACCGAGCCGAGTCCCGTGCAGCCTCAGCCAATTCCCGATGTGCCGATAACAGCGAGCACGGATGGTCCACCCGAAAGCTTGTCCATGTCGCCATTTGTCGTGTACGGCAGTGATCTCGGCGAGGCGGAGGCGATGAACGAGGAACTAAAGCTCGTAAAGTTCAATCAGCCACCGGTTGAAGATATAGACATGGAGCGCCGTCAGACGTATAGCGAATGGAGTCAGTAAAGAGAATCGCCATGCGTATGAAGCTGCGTAAAGTAGAGGGATCTGTCGTCCACCACTGTGCGCTGCTGTGTAGATTGCTCGACGTCAAGGCGCACGTCGTCAAGGGGTTCTGCGTGAGTCCCGGTGACGTCTGCGAACACTACTGGGTCCGAACCGATGAAGAGGGGCTCGATCTCGACATTGGCATGGCGTACGCGACGCTGTTTTCACCGGAGCTCGCGTCGATGCAAACCATGCTCCTCGAGGAGATTCCACCAGAGCTCGCGTCGATCGAAGTGAAGAAGCAGGATGACAACGCCACGTTGTATGAGCTGTACACGACCGATCCCAAGACGTTTTGGCAAGAGGCGCACGCGTCGGTTCGTACATTCAGGATCTAGCCGAGGAACATGCGTTTCGGCGTCACGGCGACCCGGCAGAATGGACACGAGGTGCCAAATCGCACCTGACATTGTGTACACGCGACGTGGCCGCACGGATCGAGAAACACGTCGACCGATCGCTCGAGACAGGTGAAACACATGTACTTTTCGCCGACATCCTCCATGCATATGATCGACCTGAGCCCCTGAAACTTTGCGAGTTGATCATTCATCGCCACTTTAAACTCTTCGATGCGTTCATCCTCTTCAAACCGGTCGATGAGCCTTTCGAGCTCATCGGCATAACTATCGGCTGAATCGGCGCCGATCGTCTCGAGAATCTCTTTGAGCTTGTCTAGACGATTCACCTTGCCAGTGTACTCTTTGTGCCTGTAGAATATGTCATCGACCAGTGCAATGTACTCGCGTTTCAACTCGGCAACGACACCGAGGCGCTCATCGACTTCCAGGGGGGTTGCAGAGGGCATCATGAGCTGTTTCAGATATGTCAGGCGAGTCATAAAGTCGTAGTACTTGTTGGGGGTGATTTCGGCATAGTACTGCTGCATACATCTCAGGATAAAAATGTCTTTATATGGTAAATGGCTGGCGGTAACATGATTATCGTCATCACGTCAACCTACCTGGTTGTGTCCGCGATCCGCGATCTGTATGACCAGAACCGCGGCACGAAGAACATGTCGACGTGGTTCACGTCGGTGGTTCAGATGATCCTTGCATTCTTCCTGTTCATGTTCGCCAGGCGGTAAAAAAATCGCACAGTACATTAATGAGCAGCAATAACGGTCAGATGGATGTACTGATTCAGGCAATCACCGTAGCTTTGCTGGTCGGCATGTTCGCCGCCGGGGCGTTTATGATTTACGAGTCGACGAGCGCAGACGATGAAACAAAGAAGAACGAGCCGAACAAGATGTACTTTGGTATCGTCTTCATGATTATGGCGGCATTCTTTGGCATCTATTTCGTATACTCGGCGATTAATACTGGCAAAAACGCCCCCAAGTTGAACGCGAATGGCTATCCCATGTAGACCTCACTCAATTTGCGTGTGACCCGGTGTCACAGGACCCAACGACACAGTCTGTGACAATGCCCGGAAAAGCTCCGGCGTGTTGGTCCCGGCGTCGTAACCCACCGAGGTACGTATGCCCAGCCGCTGTGCATTCATGATTGTATTCTGATTCGCTCCCAGGTAGACAAATGACCATCCGTCCTTCGTCTGCTTGTTCTCAATGAGATCCTTGACGTGTGCACCCGTGTACGCCTTGGACGAATTCTCGTCACCGTCCGTGAGGACGATGCACACCGTGTCGCGCGGCAAGTCCATCTTGAGTACGTGGCCGAGCGCATCGTACAACGACGTCCCACCGCGAGGGACGAACGTATCGGTCGTGAGCGGCGCAACGTCAGTGACCGCCTTGTTTTCGTAGAGGACATTCACCTCGTGATCAAAGAGCACGAGGGTCATCGTTCCACCGTCCGCCTTTTGCGCATCGACGAATGCGTTGAATCCTTCGATCGTATCGTCGCGGCACGTCTCCATGGACCCGGAACGGTCGAGCAGGAATACGCGTGACGCCATAGACCACAGGCGCACGTCTTTTTTATGAGGTTATAGTATGCCTCCAGCCGGCGCGACAAACACGGGGCGTAAGAACAGCCAAGGGCGTACGATCTTTCGCGGTCCACGTGGCGGCGAATACGTGCTCGGAGCAGGTGGTCGTGTGATCCGAAGCTTTACCCCTGCGGCTGCGGCACCTGCTCCGGTTGCCGCGACCCCCGCCACAGGGAACACCGGTAACAAAAACACGAAAGGTCGTACGATCTACCGTGGTCCGCGCGGTGGTGAATACGTGCTCAACGGGACCA